AGCACAAGACATCCTTCGATCAGATCAGGGAGATCGTGGCCGCCAAAAAGGAGCAAATCGACCAGAAGCTAGGACCCACCCTGAACAAGATCCACGAGGAGGCCAAAAAGGACGGTTACGAGGATCCTGTCTATCTGGTATGGGGCGTGGCCTGCCTGTCGGCCGCAGTGATCCTAATGATCATCACCGAGGGGAAGACCCTGCTGATCTCCGCAGCATTAGTCGGAGCTGCATTGATCACCCTCTACAAATACTCCAAACATCCCAACGACAGATGAGTATGATCCCGGAGAAGGGTCCTCTGTGAGATTCAAATATTTTTCCTACGCATCACCATAATCATTCCGATAGCTCCGATGCCGAATAGGGCGTAGGTGGAGGGTTCGGGGACTGTGAAGCTAGCTTGAAATGCTAGGTCTCCATTATAGTGATTGCTCCAAAGTGTAGTCGTGAGTAATGATGGGTCATTATTATTGTTTAGCCAGACGGCATTGCCGCCACCATTATTAGTGCCGTGATCATTTACGAATCCCATTCCAGCAATTCCAGTTGAAGCAATAAAGTCAACGGGGTTAGAAATCGTTAAAAAAGCAACGTAATTATCCCCTGCTATCAGTTGAGTAAGCCCGGTATTAATTGTGATGGGCTTATATAAGCCGCCACTATTAGTGTAAGTAACTATATCAGAGCTGAAGATAGGAGTTCCAGAGGCTTTTCCAAGTCCTTGAAGATCGCCCGACCATGCATAGACGTAAGCATGGAACTGAAGTGACGCAGGTGCATCAGAGACCATTTGAAACCCAAAGCTTGTAAGCATGTTGTCATTGGGGGCAATGAATGTTTGGCCAATGGTGGATGAACCAAACGGAGGAGCGCCGAATGCGGATATAGAACCGCTCCCATTCCACTCGACCATATTCGAATATAAAGTTGATGCATGGGTGGAGGAAAGCGCAAGAAACCCAGAGGTAAAAGCAATACACAGTCTTTTGTAGTTCATACAAAATATTATCTTCACTTTCTATCCGAATGCAAGGCAAGATTTTTGAGGAAAGCGGTGCAATCCATTTTATTTTGTCTCTTCTTCCAATCTGAAAGCCTGTTGAGCCGAGGCCAGGGTGCCAGCCGCATCCTCAAGAACCCCGCCCACTAGCGCCATGACGATCTGCATGGACTCGCAGTCAAACAGGTGATTGGCCTTGCGGATCTGCTTCCAGTAATAGGTCTTGCGGCCCGTCTGGCGGCTCTCCTTGATGCTACGCCGCTCGCTGTTGATCTGATGCACGTACTCCTTGCTGATGTTGGAGTGGACATGCCAGCGAGGAGGGTCTGAGTATCGTAGCACCTCGAGCCGGTCTTTGATTCGGTCGTTGGCCCAATAGACGAACATGGCTTTGTTATTCGACTCGCTCTGATGGATGGTTCCAAGATGCGGGTCTCGGAACTGCACGGGTGAATACTCCCTCACGATGCGGTTGCCATTGCCAAGCGTGTGGATGAATCCTGACTTGTCACTACCCCACAACCCCCTCCACCCGTTCTTCACAAGCAGGCCGCTGACCATGTTGGGCCGGTGGCCCATATCTAATCCGACCCTTTTCCCCGCAACGCCGTAGTCCGACTGAATCTTCTCCAGCTCCTCCGGGGTCTCGGCCCGATCCGCGTACAGCAACCAACTCTCCTGCCCATTGGAGGCCCGAGGATTACCCCAGGATCTCACCACGACCCAGAAGTGGTTCTCCTGGACGTCCACGGTCATGATCGGGATCCTCTCTTCGGGCAGGTCAGTCGGTGTGTAGGTTTTCACCGTGATCGGCTCGTCGTCCACGGCGGCCTCGTCATCGTACGGCTCGGCTAGGGTGGAGTTGATGAATGCCTGTCGCCTTGTCAGCGAGGATTTGCTCTGAAGCCACTTCACCGCCAGTATGCCCCATTGGCATTCCTTGAGCGGGGCGTACAGGGAGTTCAAATGGTAGCTCCTGCGCCCGATCAGCCCTTTCGTATTGGTCGGGATCCATTCGCCAGCGCGAAGCATGGCCGTTTTCTGTGAATCCATGATCTTTCCCTCGCATTCCTGGCATCGGTAGAAGGTATTGCGCCTCACCTTCTCTTCATCCCAATCCCCGTCCGTTTTGCTTTCGGATTCCTCTTTATCCCACCACCGGACTTGCCCCCATATCAGCCGGATCATGCTTTTGCAGTGAGGGCATGGCAGGTGAAAGTATCGTTGATCCCCAAGCTGAAATTCCCTCCATATTTCCCCGTGGACCGTGGTGGGAGTGCTGGTTTTCACCCTCAACGGGTAGGCAAAGCTCTTTGTTCGCTCTTCGGCGTTCTGAAGCGCGCCGGCCTCCCGATCGCTTTTAAGCTCAAATTTATCCGTCTCATCCAGAAGGAGAAGTCCACAAGGACGGCTCGCCAAATTTGCAGCGGAGTTCGAACCCACGAAATTGAGCGACGCCCTGGCGAAGATTTGCTCGAACTTGGTGTAAAGGTGCCGGTCGTCAGGCTTCTGTTCCCTCAAAGGCTCGATCTGATCCACGAAAGGCAGCCACCTGTTGGTGGAGAAGCTTTTGGCAAGATCGCGGTTAGGCATGACCCATAGAGCATTCATAGGGTCGTTGCAGATTTTCCAGGCCGCACCCCCCATGACCGTCATGGTCTTCCCTACCTGAGTCCCAAAGCACAAAACCAGGTCGGTTACCCTTTTATCACGAAAACAGTCCAGCGGCTCCCTCACATAAGGCCGAGATCGCGTGGAAAACTTCCCCGGCTCACTCGATTCGCGCTCCGTGAGCGTGGCGAATTCCTCCAGCCACTCCCATACGGTCATTTCCGGCGGACGCGAGAGCGCCGAGAACATCGCCGACTCCAGGGCGGTGGCCGTTTCCTTATCCGAGAACTTGGCCATAGGTAGCTTGCCCCTCCATGATGGCCTGTTCGATTTCTTCTCTGAATACCTCTTCAGCCAGGGCGTCGTCGCTCGGATTTGCCTTCAGCGCGGCCCGTTTCGGGCAGGATCTGAGCCTTGCGATCAGAGGAGCCCATGCCCTTCCGATGATTTGCTTGGCCTTATCCATGCGAATCAGTTTTTTTTGCTCCTCCTGAAGCTCCAGAACGCGCTTTTCTGTCTCCAGGCGGTTTTGGAGCGCCTTGTTGTAGGCATTGATGGCCGTGACAAGCCGATCAAACTCACCTGAGACCCTTAGCCGCTCCACAGCCTCGGCGCACTGCTGCTCCACGGAGATGGCCTGCTTGAGCGATTGCTCGATGGTGTTGACTTTGATTTTTTTGGGTGCCCTTTCAGTCTTATGGTAAGACTCTGATTCATTCTCACACTCTTTGGTGACTGGGCTTTGGCTTTTTTTCGACCTTGACCCTATTCCCAGCTTGGCATTTGCCGATCGCCACTCTGTTGCTTCCTCGAGCGAGGTGATCGGGCAGCCGCGCTTGGCCAGTTTGTAGACGTAGGCCCGGCTTGTACCCCAATTCTCGGAGATGATTTTGACGCAGGCGGAGTCCATGGATGAAAAATCGTGGAGGGCACACCTATCTGTAACTTGTCAACCAAACTGTAACCCACAAGATAACTTGTAACACGCCTACGGCTAACCTAGTGATTAACCAGCTAAATAGATTCCTTTAACCACCATGGTGGTGATTTACCTGCATAGGTTGAAATAAACCGTTGCGCCAACCATGACCATATACAAACCATGATCTGACAATCCTTTCCATACACCAGGTCAAGGTGGGCAAGGTGGGCATGGGTTTTTTGCCATTACAATATAGAGATTTCCGCAATAATGCATCTTTGCATTTTTTCCACACGAAGGATAAACCTATACCTACCTTGACCACCTTGACCTCAATTACATAACCAATTTATTTACAACTCCTTGCGAAGGTCAAGGTCGCAGGGCAAGGTAAAAACAACCTTGCCGCATCACAAGTATCTCATAATAATGATCTTATCTATGCAGAAAAACCCATTGGCAAGGTATGAGCATACCAATACCAATGGGTTGCAGGGAATTTATCTATTTATTGAATAGTACCCGAGGGCTGCTGAATGAAATAGCGCTTATGCCTAAACTGACCTTCACAACCAAACAAAACCTCTTTTTCATCAATAATATAACGTCGAGGTTCTCGCGGGGTTGATTTTCCAACCAAGTTATCAATATTCGGTGCATAACGCGCCAAAGTGAGGCCAAACTTGCTCTTTGACTTCATACTTAGAACAAAATCCCCCTCTTGGTTTGTGCGGCCATCCAGCATCCAATCGAAGATGTCGTTATCGTGGCAGATATTGACGATCTTCTGGAACGTGAACTCCTGCCGGTCGTGTATGGCCTCAGCCATGAGAGACTGAATCATCTTTCGGATATTTCTGCTCTCGCTGTCCCCCGAGGTGTCGCTGACCGGCCGCTCGAGACAGTTTCCGAATCCCGCATGCCCCACGATCCCTCCAACAAGATCCCCCCATCGTTCAAATCCCAATCTCGGCTTAAACCCAAAGCTAGTCGCTGTAGGCATACCCGCTGCGTGCCATGACCTTACCAATCCCCAAAGAGCACTGAGAATACGCTTGCGATTCTCCCAATCCATCAGCCAGGTATCGTCGATTACCAAGGAAGGCTGGCGGGTCTGCACATCGCCTTCAGGAACGTAGAGATCACAAAGGAGGGTGCGGTGATCCAAGTCGGGTGACAGAATGCAGTCATTTCCGGTAACAAAGAGCGTCAGGCGATTTGTCGCCCTAAACATTTCCGTTTTACCTAGAATACGACCCGTCCATTCCGGAGCAGTCATTATGGCCTCAAGGGTTTGCGAAGCCAGATAACCCCTCACATTATCAAAGCATAAATACGTTTGACCGGCCAAAACGGCAGAATCAATCACCTTGTTTAGCTCATCCTCGTGGGACTTCCATGTTGAGGGAGTGAATGGGCCGTGAACCGGAGTGATGGCAATTTTCGCTAGAAGAGATTTTCCCGATCGTTGCGAGTTTGCGTTGTAAATAATACCCATGCGCGATGCCCCAGGAGGAAGCATCGAGCAACAGAACTGAGAAAGCATGGCCGCGATCTGGACAGCGAGGGAGCGAGAGTTCCCATCTTCAGAAATATCAGCGAACGGGAATTCCGACAGAAGCTCGCGTAGGTAGTCCCGAGATTCCTCCAGAGACCATTCATAGTAAGGGCAATCATGTGTATTTTGGGTTTGGTATGGGTTAAATGTGAATACCTTCAGATCCTCGTCATATCCCGACTCCATCAGCGAAATATTTCCACCGGACAACTTGGGCATTGGGACTCCGTGCACTTCGTCAATTCTTCCCAAAGAGTAAACAAACATGTCGGATTCGAGCGTTTTTTTGGCCGAATCAGTGGGCATGTCCTTCATGACGGTGTAGATTTCGCCGTCCTTGGTTCTCTTCTCCTTGCTGGTCACGACATGCTTTTGACTCCAGACGCAGAAGTGATTATCGGTCATGATGATAAGCCTTCCCTGCTCGAAGTTTGGAATCATCACCAACCGATCGCGGCGATAGAGGCCCTTTCCTTTCAGGTGATGAGCCAATGACTGAACGAATCCAATGATAAGTTCATTTTCCTGGGGCATCGGAATGACGGGAATAGCTCCATATCTGGCACCCAACCTCCCGGTTAGGACCTCATGAATACCCTGCTGGCTGATGGATTCGTTGTCCGGTGAGGGCGCACCACTCATAGTTTTTTGTATTCCTCCCAAGCAGTTCCAAAGACATCGAGATCCCAATTCATTTCCCTGGCAAACGTCTGCCATTTCCAGAAAGGAGCGCGGGCCGGCGGCAATTTCATTCCCTTTTTAATCTCACGACCGAGGGCACCGATGGCACCATCGCGATTCTTTTGAGCCTCAAGCCATTGTCTGAAAGTAGGGCGCGGCTCTTTTTTCTTTGAGCCGATCTTGGATCTCAGGACATCGCGGAACTGCTTCCTCCCATTCTCATCGAGATGTTTTACCGCATCGTTGAGATCCTTGATGCCCTCGTAAGGCCAGAAGCCAATGACCCGAAACCCCATGTCCTCGAGTTTGCAGGAAATGGAACCCTCGGCGGAATGCCAGCCCTCCCCGGCCTTGTCATGATCGGCGATCAAGAAGAATACCGAGTTCGGATGAAACTTGTATTCCATCAGTTTTTTCCAACTTGTTGCCCCCCGCATTCCAAAAAGCGCAATGGAATCCGGCCATGCCTGCTCCCATCCCATGACATCGACGAGAGCCAGGGCATCCCACTGACCCTCCGTGACAAAGATATATTTGACCGAGGAGATTCCAGGTTCAGGCAGAACGGCAAATGGCCATGCGCCGATACCGGCTGGACGGTAGCGCCAAGAGGCCTTCGGGGAAATATTCCCTCTTGAATTGGGAGCGAGGCGAATATGTTCGCCCAGCATGGCCCCATCGGCGCGGCGGATCGCAAACGACTCCCTCCAATCACCCTGATAAAGGACAGTTCCGCACAGCCGCTTCCGCGCGGCCCATTGCATGACCTCCGTGCGTAACCCCCTCCACTCCGCCCACCCATGAGCTTGCTCATTGCCCATGAGATCACAAGCCGCCTCCCACTCCGTGAGATCGGTCAAAGGCTCAATGAGCAGCGTCTCAACGAGGACGCGAGCCGGTGCCGGCACATTGATCGGCATGGATGTTGATCTGCCTCCCATGTATTCGAGGGCGGCTTTGACATCCATATTGTGCCGCAGTTTCAGATAGCTGAGAGCATCACCCTTCGCATCGCAGCCGAAGCATTTGAACCATCCCCCATCCATGCTTTCATGGAGATGAAGGGAAGGAGTTCCCTCCTCGTGGAAAGGACAGATAGCAATCAAGGACGAGCCAGCATTACGAAAGGTCATGCCATCGCGTTCCATAATAGCCCTCAAAGGCATCCGGCGCTTGGTATCGGCGATATCGATCATTTGTGCTCTTTTTTGAAGCCCCCCTCACACAACCACGTTTCCAAAACCCACTGAAGGGCCTCGACTTGCTCGCGCATCAGATGCATGCGATGTCCATTGACTCCGAGCCATAGAGCGGTGGTTCCTGGCTCAGGATTGTTTGCGAGCGAAGACATCTCCACGGAGCAGAGCTTTTTATAGCCATCGCGGAACTCGATGCCCGGAAAGCCATCTTTGGGAGAGGAGTACCACTTACCCAGCTTGCGATTGGTTCTCATGTTTTGGATTTTTTGAAGTTAGCCCCTCGACGAGGGCATTGATGAAGTAACGGGCATCCGACAGATCGGAGACATTCCATCCCCCGCATCGGGTGCATTTTAGGACGACCGGCTGAGCCGAGGCATCGTTCGTGGCGATGCGCTCGGCTGCTTTCTTGGCCGCGTATTTGGAGAGGTGGTGGCCTTCGCAGCTCACGGCTTCTTCCTTGGAAGGATCGTTGAACGCAGGCGTGGTTCCGTTCCTGAAAACGGACAGGGGCGCTTGGTATAGCCGACCGCCTCGCAATACCAGCGCCATAGTCGCTTAATCAGCTTCATGACACCTCCCCCGTCCTCACAATCGAATCCTCATTCATTCTGTAGCGGTCATAGGCATCCAGCGCCTCCTGGACAGCCTCATCCACGATTCCATTGGGCAGGCCGCGCGACATCCGCAAAGCGGACAACGCCACGGCCAAATCATGGGCGATTTGTTCTAGGTCGCTCATTTTCTGTCATGAAGGGCGGCCTTGGCAGCCTCAACGGCCTCCACAATAGGCGAGACATCCGAGAGCCACTGGCGGAGGACAGGCGTGGGCCAAGAAGTGATGCCGTGGACACCACCTACCTTTGACGACCAGCGAGACCATTGATTCACGATGCCATGGTAGTTCACGATCCCGCTCCCCTTACCGGAGAGTTCTGCAATTTCCTCCTTGGTCAGCACCCTGCCGGCCTCGATGGAGCGCTTGAGTTCCAGGGCGCTCAAGCCGTTTTTTTCGGCGGCGGCCAGCCACTTGGTTTGCTGATCCATGGTCATGCGGCTGACCACATAGTAGTGTTCGGCGCTGAGTTTTTCGGAACGCAACCCACGAGGAACATCACCGATGGCCAGCGCACGGGAGACATCGGTTGGCGTCAGGCCACATTCCTCGAAGACGATCTCGAGTTGCTCCAGATACCCCTTGGATTGGGCGAATGCCAGCACATCGGCAAGAGCGACGGCGCTGGCATTCTGCCAGAAGCTGAAGTTTTTAAGGATGGCCGCAACCTCGTCTTTTGAGGTCTCGGTCGGAATCGCCAGCCCGTTGTTCACCCACTTCAGGGAGGGGGCCATGTCATCAATCAGTTTTATTTCCATACTTCTTGTGTCTCCAATGTTTTGTTTTTTGCGCCGCCGAGTAAGAGGCGCAGATTTCTTCCTTCCTCATGTGGCTGCCACCAGGCAACCCCAGCTCCCGCTTCCAGAAGCGCGCATTTTTGCTCACCGCTGCCCGAGAGAGTCCGTGTTTGGAGGCCCATGCCTCCATTGTGCCCATGCCGTAGGTCAGGGCTAAGTCCGCCGCGTAGGCGAGTCCGGCCGCAAGAAGGCGGACGTTTGCGCAGTGGAGGAAAACACCGCTGATTTTGACGATCACCGCCGCCTTGCGGGATTCCGCTTCGGCCGCGATGCGGGAATCGACCCAAGCCGCGATCTCGACGGCGGCCTTCCTTGATACCCCCCACTTCTCCTGGACCTCATCGGCAACCGAGTCGATTTCTGAAGCCAGATCCGGGACATAAGAAGCTTTCGAGGAGTCGGCAACATCGCGGTCGATCCCGAAGACCAGTCTCTTTGAGGAATCGGCTTGATGATCCTCGATGTCGGGAGTTGCGGTACCCCGTAAAAGAGCCCTTTCCTCAACAGAAAGACCCGCCTCAAACTCCTCAAAAGCGATGAGGTAGGCAGTATTTTGCCGAGCCACATGGTCCTCGTACTCGCCGGAGGAATTGCTCATAGCCCCCTCCCTTCCGAGGTTTTGGGCACAC